TATCTTGGTATTGCGCCCATTAGTATAAAAATTCAGGAAAAACTTATTTTTTTGCATTTTTATTACTGTGTTCAATACCAAGAAAGCAAATATATATTATGATCAGTATGATATGGGCGGAAAATATGATAGTAATACAATCAGTTTAAAATGGGGTACCGATACATATGGAAATCGCTATATTTATATATTGATTGATGGAGCCGCCGTCTGTGCTATTCGCGGTTGGACAAGGCTCGATTAAATGTGATTAATCAAAAATAATCATTTAATCATCATGCCACTGCATAACAAATAGTCCCTGCGTAGGTCCCGGCTTTTACAGTCCCGGTCATTCGTTTGCCGCTAACCATAAGCTGACATTTTTTACTAGAGGACATATCCCATTCATTTACGCATTCATGTATAAAAAATTTTGGTGTTGGTAACCCAGTTGCCAGTTCAGCATCATAAGCAGAGTCTGTTTTTACAATCAGCACATAATGTACAAAACATAACCCATTCACTACAATCCATTCAACCGAAGAACCTGTTTCTATCCAAGCAGTTGTATTCAAGTTGCATGTTCCTTGAACAGGCTCTTTTATTTTCCAAATATTCAAATTGGTATAATGCCCGGAAGGCTTCAAAAACAGCACGCATAACAATAACAAACAATTGTTACTGTGCTCAACAGTTGGACAAGGGTATAGAAAACAAGCCTCCCAACAAGCAGGCTTCAAAAAATCCTATCTTGTCTTAGTTGCTATCCAGCAGCATACATATCATACTCATATTTCATCTTTGTGCCACTATTTTTAGCATAAATACGTGTAGTCTCTACGCTGGCATGTCCCATCAAATCACACAATGTAGGAAGTGGCATCCCTTTATTAAGAGCGCGGGTCGCAAACGTGTGCCTTAATAGATGGGGAAATACACGCTTGCTTAAGCCTGCTCGCACCGTAATATTCCGGATTATATTTTCAAGGGCGTTCTTCTTTAGTCCCTGGTGAGGAGCCCGGCTGGAAAGTATGACTGCACCTGTTTTCCGGTCACCCAGGTACTGCTCTAAGTATTCCAGAGCTCGCTCTGAGAAAAATACAATCCGCTCTTTTTGCCCCTTACCCAATACCTTAACGCATCCAGCCACAAAATCAATATCCTGAACGCGCATCCCTACCACCTCACTGACGCGGCATCCTGTTGCCAAAAACAACTCCAGCACAGCATTATCACGAATGTTAGTCCCACAGGCAATGCGCATCTTCTCCATTTCACGGGTACTCAGTGCCTCTCGGACCTCCGCAACGTACTTAATTGGGTCTACTGTCGCCATTGGATTCTTTCTAATATACCCTCTGTCATGGAGAAAAGCGAAAAAGGAACTGGCAATGCGCCGCTTATGGTCCTTGGTGCTGGCACTAATCTGACGTATCTGCTCATAGTAATTCAGGCATTCCACAATATCTGAGTCTTGTATCTCCTGCACTGGCTTCCCTACATAGATTAGGAGGTCCGTCAAGAACCGCTGATATTGGTTGACCGTACTCACTGAATAATTTTCAAACCTCATTTTCCCTATGAAAATATCCAATTCCGGGAAGCTGATTATGTTGGTGCTTAGCCCCGTTTCTCGTTTAGATACCTCATAGTTTCGTAGCACCGATGATAATGCCCCGTCAATCACCTGTAACGCTGGCCGGTCCAGTTCGTTGGACAATCGCGCCATCAGTTCGTCTTTCAGTCTTACTTCATCCATAAAGTTGCCTCCTTCTTTTACAATATTTGGATACCTATATTGTAAAAGAAGATGGCTCAATCTGCCAGACTGCTTTACTGTGCGCAATACCAAGATAACGCAAAAATCTCAAAGCGAATTTTATGCTATTGAAGATGTGGCTGGTGTGAGCACTGGACAGGTCGTAGATGGTTACCACAATGTAAGCAAAATGAGCAACGGACAGTTTCGGTACTCTGCGCATTTTACATGCTATCCATCTGCTATCCCGAACGGAAATATTGTTGGATATCTTCCTGAGAGCGCGAATCCTTATCAAACTATATACGATTATGTTTACGATGTTATAGGCCAAAGATGGGTGCGTATTCGGATTGGCAATGGCGATAGAAGCATCCGGTTAATGAATCTTGATGGCACGAATGTAACATCCACGCAAGTAACACTCGAATATCATATTGATTTTTAATCCACTATATAATTGAAAAGGAAAGACATCCTGCATACCTCCCTGCACCGCAGGGGTTTGCAATGATATCCTTTTTATTTAAGTAAAACGGCATAGAAATGTCGCCGTTTTCCCAGCCTGTAATGCGCCCGTGCCTGACGATTGTTGATTCAGGCAGTCCACTTACAATCAGCGTGTTTACTGCTGTAATCTGCTTTACAGTGATATCAAAATCCACAAAACACGTACCGTTAAGGACTTTGTATACCACGGTTCCAGCGCTTACCCAATCCGAATTAATGACGGCATCCCCAGAATATGCCTCAACAATTCCATGGTCTGATAAATTGGTATTGAGCACACTAACATTCTCTTTCAGCTCGTTTGTTATCGCCGTGATTTTAGGTCCCACATCCGCTGCCAGGACCTGCTGCGCGTTGACGCTGTCCAGCACATGGCACAACATGCTTTTTTCTACCATCTTGTTTGCCAGCCGCTCCAGGAATGCATCATTGTTAATCAGCTTCTCGAACAGGGCGTTGTATACATTTGCGTGGACCGGGTCTGAGGTTTCCAGCTTCCTCAACTCCCGGATGAGCGCCGCCTGGTCTTCATCTATCTCAAAATTCGCCATCTTCCCTGCCTCCTAAAAGATATCATCAAACGCAAAGGTCATCTCTTCGTCATCATCCTTGTTCTTGTCCGAACAGGTGCGTATCATCACCAGGTCACCCTCCGCATCACACAACGCCATCTCATTGATGGCCGTGTTGGCCAGCTCCTCCCTGGATAAGGTACAGATATACCGGAAGTTGGTGTCCGTCACCTGCTCGATGCTGCTCAGGTCCTTCCGTAACAGCTCGTTTTTCAAGGTGTTGTCATTCTCTGACGGCGTACCATCCGCACCGTTCCCAAATGCCATCTGTGTGACTGCCGGCAATGCCTTGATGCCCGCCCTAGCCTTCAGTATCTTGTTCTTGCTCAACTTGGTTATCGTGGTTGTACTTGCCATCAGATTTCCTCCTCTATGACTTGTGCATCCATATGTTTGGCTCCATCATTGTACGTGCTCCCATCATGGATTCTCCAGTGATGCCAGGTTGTACATGTCAGCCTTCCCTCCTCATTCTCCTCCATCCGGCTGCGTATGTGCAGGTAGGGCAGGTGGTTTCCAATCACATTGTCATGATGGATGCTTCCATCGTTGTTGTGCTCCCCGTTCAGGATGTTATTGTTGTACCAGCGTACCTCCGCCCGTATCAGGATGTTATGGGGGCGGATGCATTCTTCCAGTCTTGCATCCTGAATCCGGTACAGGAAACGGTAACGATCCAGTCCGCTTACCTTCTTTACCCGCCGCACCTCCCGGCGGATGATATCATGGCCGATGTCAAAGGAGTCATCTATATCCCGGGATAGGATGACATAAAATTCCGCCCAGTGCTCCCGGCTGCCCTCCAGTTCATACGCCGGCACCATCTCCACATCGGTAAAACCCAGGGACCGCACCGCCTGGAGCGTTCCCACCTCTGTCCCGCCAAGCCGGCAGGTATCTGCATACATCATCAGCCGTACCCGGAAGTTTTCCCAGGTCTCTCCTTCGTAGCGCGTCAGCTTCCGGTCCAGGCCATGCTCCGGAAGCATCCGCGGGCTGGCCGTCTTGACCATGCCTTCCTCCCGCGCCCGCCGGAGCATGGTCTTATTTTCATCAAACAGCCGCCCGGTTATTTTAAAATAGATGTACCACTGGTTCCCGACCTTCCTCACCTGTTTGAAGGGCGTGGACAGCAGGTAATACATATATTCCCCGAATGTCTCCAGCATGGCGTCCCTCCTATGTGTTCTTTACCTTGACCGTGATACTACCCAGCATGACCACATTCCCGGCTGTCAGCTCCACGTCCACCGCGGGGGCCGTGAATACGGTCTTACGGTAGTCCGGTATACTCTGACGGAGCACGTACCGGATGTCATCCTGTAAGAATAAGTTGAAGTCCGTCCGGTTGGAAAGAGACATGGCCCCTGCTATCAGGGACCGGGCCGTTTCCTCCACATCCGTCACCCCTGCCCCCTGTTTGAGGTACAGGGTGATGTCCACATCCTGATAGGTGATGGTTCCGGACTTTGCCAGGTAGTCCTCGTAGTTATCCTTCAGCTGGTCCGCCGCCTCCTGGGCCTTTCGCACCAGCTCCTCGCTGGCTTCCCCCGCCGTCCCCACCACAATCACGTCCACCGTCCCCTGCCCCCTTGGATGCTGGTCATTGATGTAGGCGCACATCACCCCCGGGATGGCCTCCACGGCTGCCTTCAGCTTGGCCGATGTGGTATTGGTGGACAGTTCCTCCCAACTGGCCAGGGTCCGGCTGCGTAAACCGGCTTCGCTCTCCTCATCCGCCCCTTCGGAATAGATCCACCCCTGCCGGTTCGTGACCTGCGACACGCCCTCCATATATAACATGCTTACCCTTATCTGGTCCTCACTCACATTGTAGCGCGCTCCGGCCGCTTCCGCCTCCACCAGCACGCTGCCCTCCGCCTGGCCCGCCTGTATCACCGTATCCTCTAACGCGTAGTAGACCAGCTCATCCCCATTGATGTCCGGGGCCGTCTTAAACATGTGCCCCTTCGTTATGATCAGGGCCTGCCCGTAATCAGACCGGATAAGGGTCACATATCCCTGGGTCCGGGTCGCCGCCTTTCGAAATTTGGAAAAGTCCGCCGCCTTCAGTTCCAGCCACCTGCCTTCCGCATGCCTCAGGAACTGATTATTCAGGATGGTCCGCGCCAGCCGGAGCAGCTCGATGTGTATCTGCACACAGATACGTGTCAGCCAGTAAAAGACGCCGCCGCTGCCCCATTTGGTGATGGTAAACCCTTCCGCCGCCAGCTCCTCCTTCAGCTCCTGCATCTTTGCATCGGCATCCGGTACCGGTATGATTTCATCCAGAATGCTTTCATCAATCAACGAGTTTCACCTCCGCCCCGTCCAGTTCCAGGTTCATCTGGTAGGACACATCCTCATTTGCAATCTTAAATCCCACATGGATGTTCACTATGTCATCCTCCATCCGGGACACGCCAACCTCAATGCTGTGCGGGTTGATTTCCTCCCGTTTCTTTAACTTTTCCGTGACCCGGTTCTTTATCTGCAGCTCCTCCAGTTCGCCTATCTCCCGGTGGCAGAAATCCAACAGCGACCATCCGTAATCGGAATCAAAAAAACATTCCCCCTCCATGGTCAGGGCTTCCAGGCGGATGTCCTGCAGGAAACAGTCCAGGCCGCCCGCCAGTGCTTCCTCTCCCGATGCCAGGGGGACCGGCTGCCCGGTATCGTCTAACATCAGGTCCGTTGCCGTCAGTATCATAAGCATCTCCCCAGGATGTACGGCCGGCACTGCCCATATAAAAGCCCGACTGCCACTACATCCCCTTTCTTCAGGACCTGCTCCGTCCTTATATAAGGAATCGCGGGAAAGGCTTCATCCGTCTCCCCGTTTTCCTTTAGCAGCCGCAGCGTCACATACGATGCCCCATCCTTCACGGTCCCTTCCATCACCTTTGCCTGGCACAGGGCCGGATGGCGTATATGCGGATAGTCTGTCTCTATGGTCTCATTCACCGTCAGTTTGACAAATTCATCGAGAAAACCGGCCATTTTGAATCCCCTTCCTTTTATCTAAAATGATACATACATTCTCACGCTTCCCGTTTCATCCGCCTTCACCCGGACCGAGGTCACAAGGGCCTCCCCGTCAAACTTCCGGTGTCTTATCCGGATACGCTCTCCCTG